TTCAATTTTTTATTTGGTAATTAATTGTTTTCCTAAAAACAACTTATTACATTCAAGAAAACATTATTCCTAAAAACAATTAATTACCAAATAAAAAATTGAAATTAATTTTAGGAATAGAATTAGCAGTATCTACTATCCAGTTATATAAGAATAAGAATGAATACTACTACTGATACTACTACCCCCAAGAACCAATTACATTCTCTTATGGTTGAGATGTTTTCTATGATTGAGGATATGGGAATTCAAGAGGGACAATATCTACAATTCGCAGAGATGTTTAAAGAGATGAATATCAACATTAATAGATTGACAGAGATAAAAACAGCCATAACTAATAACACTTATTATAGACGGAATATTGAAACTTATACACACGTCCAACGACAAAGATTAACCGAGGAACAAAAACGAACTCATCCAAGTTATTCATTATGTAATTGTGGTAGATACGAGCTGACTAAACTATTATTAAAACATTACCATACCGCCGTTCATTATCAAGGTCTCCGTAATAGAAAGTATGCTTTGAATACTGAAAGTCAAGAGGTTATTAACGAACTTATTAATAGAGAGATTGCTTTACAATCTTTCATTATAAAACATCTTAAAAAACTTGAAACTAACAACAATAATAATAATTGAGGTATAAACATAATTATAAACTATCTTTTTTAACCTAAGGCTCTCTCTATATAAAAATTATTGATAAAAACCAATAATATTTTTTCTATGGATGGGTTCTTTGAAAATAATGAATTTTATAGTTTATTTATACCTCAATTAGGTCAATTTATAATATATATACTGATAACTTATCTTTCTTTTAGTTACCCCAGTTTAATTAGTTAAAAAGAAAAAATTGAAATTAATTTTAGGAATAAGATAATCTATATATAACCCATTAGAATATATTATCCTAAGATGTCTAACTTACAGTTTATTATTGAATTATATTGCTCGGCGTGTGATAACAAACAAGAATACGAATTGAAAGAGTTTAATAAGATAAAAGTATTACAAGATAGTTTTAAAAACGAATGGAAAGAACAAGATATTTGTATGGGATGTGCTAAAGAACATCATAGAGAAACTACAAATGGATTGTATAGCGATGAGGAATGCGACAATCAAGAAAAAGAATTATTAAGCAAAGGCTTTACTTATTCTTATGGTAGATGGACTGCTAAAGGCGGAGGAGTTATTATTTCATATCGTATAATTAATGCTATTAAACTTAATAAACTAAGAAACTAACAAACTAACTTAAAGAGATTATAACATATTATAACATATTATAACATTATATAAATGCCTAAGAAAAATATTGACTATTCAAAAACAATTATATATAAACTTGTTTGTAAAGACTTGTTAGTTACTGATGTATATGTAGGTCATACTACTAATTTTACAGAAAGAAAAAGATGTCATAAAACCGATTGTAATAATCAAAACAAACCAAATTATAATTACAAAGTATATCAAACCATAAGAGATAATGGAAATTGGTCTAATTGGGATATGATACAAGTTGAAGAATATTGTTGTAATAATAATAATGAAGCAACAGCAAGAGAACGCTATTGGTATGAAACATTAAACTCAAATATGAATACTAAAGTTCCTAATAGAAAACAAAAAGAATATGAAAAAGAATATAGAGAAACTAACAAAGACAAAATTAAAGAATATCATAAAGAATATATGGAAACTAACATAGACAAAATTAAAGAAAACAATAAATTATGGAAAGAAAAAAATAAAGAAAAATTAAAAGAACAAATTATTTGTGAATGTGGAGGTCATTATAGAAATAGTGATAAAGCAAGACACTTTAAAAGCAAAAAACATATTAATTTTATTTCTTCAATCGTTTCTCTCTAAGTGACTTCATATATTGGCGTGCTTCTTCACTTCCTTTTACAAACCTTGGTTTTTTTGTTTTTAATCCAGCACCTACACCTATACTTTTGTTTTGGTCTAATCTATCTAATATATTAGGAGAATGCTCTACAAGTGGATTTAAACTCTTTGATGGGACTGTTATATTGTGTTTCTTTGAATATTTAGGAAATAATACTTTTTTAACTGCTGATACTGGAGCATAACTACTACTTACTACATCACTTGAAGAGCGAATATTATATTCATTTTTTGGTTGATTTTCTCCTAAGTATGGACTATTAACATTAATAATTTCTTTTGTATCCGCTCCAAGTTTTCTCGCAAGAACAGCACCTTGACTATGACCTAATGTAGATATATTCTTCTTTCCATACTTACGCTCTGCTTCATCTTGGACTTTTTTACCTTCTCTATATCTTGGTGTTAGTTCATAAGCTCCCAAAGCATAAGCAATATTATTCCCCCAATCGGTTACACCTTGAGTTCCTCTATGGGCTACTACGGCTTCATCTGTAATTGGATTATAATATACTACTGCGGTTGGGGTTGAAAGTTTATCATCTAATTCCCAATCTCCTATCTTTGAAGCTGGTTTGTCTTGATATGACGCATCTAATAATGATTTGATTTCACTAGGTTTTAAACCTTCTCCTTCCATATCATCTTCCTTTTCTTCGTTTTCATCAATTACTAATTCAATATTTGGTTTTTGATTTGGTCTAAATGGTGGTGCTTCATCTATTCTTTTTGCTTGTAACTTTTCTAACCTTTGTGCGTCTTTTAATTCTTTTTTTGTTCTTCTAAGTGTTTGAGCTGGAGTTTCTTTTTCTCGGCGTTTCTTTAAGTTACTCTCATACTTCAATCTATTTAATGCTTGTTTTTTTTCTTGTTCGCTTGAATATTTGCTTACTCCTTTAGGTCTGCCTCTTGGTCTTTTTGCGGTAGGTGGCGTTGGTGTCTTTCTCTTTTTAGGAGTAATAATTATCTCTTCTTCTTCTTTTTCTTCTAAAATAGGTGGTTCTTCTTCAATTACGAGTTCTACTTTTTTCTTTTGTGTTCTTGCTTTCTTTGCCTTTTGTTTTGCGTTATAGGCTATATTCTTTGGTAATGTTTCTGGTCGCCCTCTCATTTTGTTTTTTACATCTATTATTGCTGGTTTTGCGGTTGGTTCTTTATCACTTTCTTTTTCAATATCAGCAATCATCTTCTCTAACTTTGGTCTATCTTTTTTTGCGAATAGACTAATTGGTATGGGGTCTGTTTGATTATCAACATATATAGCACCATCCACCGCTTTTCTTGTTAGTTTAAAAGGCGTTTTACGTCCTCTTGTTGATAAATGTCTTTCTTGAGTTAATGGATTGACTAATTTGTAACCCTTTTTTGTTGCTATAGCAAAGTATTCTGGTAATATTAATTCGTCTGTTCCAAATATATCAACATTAATTTTTGGTTCTTTACTAATAGTTTCAGCTTTCTTTGAACTAACATCTTCCTTTTTCATTTGTTTTCTTTCAGCTTTTTTCTTTTGATATTCTATGTCAGTTTTTTTTGCTTCTCTTGCTTGTTTCATTTTAATAGCCCACGCTTTGGCTTCTTCACTACCTTTTTCAAATCTTTTTGGCATTATATAATACAAATATATTATATAATTCATAAAATTCCTTAATTAATTAATTTATAGAGAATTAATAAAATTAATATGTTTTGGAGTTTTAAGATGTCTTAATCTATTATTATAACTATAATGACCTCCACATTCACAAGTCGTTTGTTCTTTTGTTTTTTCTCTATATTCTTTATGATATTCTTGTATTTGTTCTTTGTTAGTTTCTCTATATTCTTTTATATATTCTTGTATTTGTTCTTTGTTAGTTTGTTGATATTCTTTTTGACTTCTATTAGGAACATTACTATTCATATTTGCGTTTAATGTTTCATACCAATATCGCTCTCTTGCGGTTGCTTCATTACCATCATTACAAGGATATTTTTCAATCTCAATCATTTCCCAATTATCCCAGTTTCCATTATCTCTTATGGTTTTGTAAATCTTTTGATTATACTTTTTATTATTTGGATAATTACAAATAACTTTATGATTATATTTCCTTTTGATAAATTCTGTTGTATGTCCTATATATATATCAGTAACTAACAAATCTTTACAGCAAATTTTATAAATAATTGTTCTTGAATAATTTGTTGGTGTTTTAGGCATCTTATTATATCTTATTATATCTTATTGTCTTTAAATTGTTTCAATTATATATTATTCCTTAATTAAACCTTTGTCAAATCAATTCGTTCATTATCTTTTTCAACTATTCTATCAATTCCATCCCCAAAAACATCTATCTCCTTTCTTAATTTTGGGTCTTTAGGTTGAAAAAATTGTTTCAATATATATTCGTTTTTTTTAAAGTCGGCTGACTTATTCAAATCATT